CGATCCCCATCCATTCTCCATCCTCAAATCTTCAGCAACACGCGACAATCTGTCCACCTGTCCATCCGCCCCCTCACAATTCATGAATGTACCGCATAGAGAGCTTAGCGGTACAAAGACGGTACAACCTAAATCCTTATGCTACAATGAGTTAGGTGACTCTGTACCGTTAGGATCGATAGGAACGCCAGGCCCCATCTCCTGAAATAATTTTTCACGTGCTTCCCTAAAAGGCGTTCCTACTGATCCTAACGGTACAGATGTGTGCTAAGTCTTTATACTACAATGAATTAGGCCTGTACCGGTAAACCTGCTGAAGGAACGGTTGTCAAAAATGCCAAAACGGCCTAGATCCCTATATATTGGCCCCCCTTGAATAACATCTCGGTTGACCGCACGTCGATCGCAGAGTTTCTATTGTTGAGCCCGATGGTTGCCCCTCCCCCGGAAGGTGAAAATAGGAATATTGATAGATTTACATTTCCTGAAATCTATGATACAGTACACTCAGGCATGGGTGACATCCGAGTTCTTCGAGAGCAAATTGAGATCGGCGTTCCACTGGAATCTGCCGCGATACTCGCCGGATTCGAATTCGATGAAATTGAAGCGCTCGAAGACGACGACACGATTCAGAGAATGGTGGCGTTGGCGGATGCGCAATTCATGTCACGTCATTTGGTGAACATCGCGACACACTCCGATGTGAACCCACGCATGTCTGCCTGGTTGCTGGAAAGGAGATTTCCTGCACACTTTTCCCCAACGAGCACAATTGTTGAACCGAAAGATGTGCCGAAGTCCGTGGTGGTAAGAGGAGTACACCCACGTGTTAACAGCGACGAGGAAGAGAGCCAAGACGACAGACGTTGATCTTCCGATCGTAGGGAAGGTCGCTGATACTCTTCTCCAGTCGCGTAAGCGACACCGCATTATTGTTGGTGGACGGGGCAAAGGCGCGAGTTGGTCGATCGGGCGGATACTCCTTGCACGTGGGATGGCAGAGCCACGCTTCATCGTTTGCATTCGTGAGGTTCAGAAGTCTATCGAGCACTCCGTGAAGAAGCTATTGGACGACACGATCGAATCGTGTGGTCTTGGCGGATTCTACAAACCGTTGAAGTACGAGATCAACGGACACAACGGGACGAAGATCATCTTTCACGGATTGCAGGACTACAACGCGGACAACATCAAATCGCTGGAGGGCGGTGATGACTTTTGGGTGGCTGAAGCGCAGACCATCTCTCGTCGTTCTATTAATATACTTCGCCCTACGATTCGCAAAGACGGCGCCGTATGTTGGTGGGACTTCAATCCGCGATTCGAAACGGATCCGGTCTACATAGACTACGTTCTGAACGACGATCCGAACGCGGAACTCTTGTGGCTCAATTGGCGAGATAACCCTTGGTTCACCGAGGGACTTCGCTTAGAGATGGAGAGCGACTATCGACGGAACGAAGAGGAGGCGCGACACATCTGGGAAGGCGAGATACGATCCGCTGGCGATCTGTTCGTCTGTCCTTCGGCGCTCGTCGATATCGCGATCAAGAACTCCATAGACAAACTCGAAGGAAGCGACGTCTGTGTTGGCGCAGACATCGCCCACCAAGGTGGAGACGAGATCGTCTTCTACAAACGGCACGGTAAGAAGATCATCGATTCGTACTACAGTCGGTACCAAGATCAACCGACGACCGTTCGCCACATCAAGGCATTCACGGGAGAGAAGGTGATCCCGATCAATATAGACAACGGCGATCTTGGAAAAGGATGCGCTGATTATCTAGAGCAAGACGGATGGTTGGTGAACAGAGTCAACTTCGGCGGAACGCCGATCGACACTGAACACTACCAAGACACGGCTACGGAAATGTATTTCCAGTTACGAGATGTGTTAGAGCAAGCCGATATTCCAAACGACGAGGAACTTCGCAACCAGTTGATCCAGAGGAAATATGAGTACATCAGCGGACGACGGGGTTACGAAGTAATGAAGATCGAGAGCAAGGACAAGTTCAAAGAGCACTGCACGGCGATCCACAAATCACCGGACAGAGCGGATGCACTCGTTCTCGCATTCTACGATCTTGGCGTTGGCGGAGATGCCACCGCAGGACTGACACACAACGTCTTTGCGTAAGGAGTAGGGAATGGAATTCCACGGACCAAGAACCCAGATACTCGACGAAGGAACCGCAACAAACGCAACTGTAATCATCTACACAGTCCCAGCAAACAAGATCTTCTGGCTGATGGAAGCGTTGCTCACCGTAGACGGTGGGGCCGCTGGTCAAGCACGAATCGAGATTCGAAACGCGACAGACGTTCATGTTCGTGATGTTTGCCGAATCGAGGTTGTGACGGCCGTTGGCGTGGCACCGAGCGACCATTTCCAACCGCAATACGCGATCGAGATTCCGGCGGGTTACGATATCACGATCATCAGTGGCGCAGCATCGCTGGTCGCTGAAGGCGTGGACGTATAACATGTGGCCGTTCAGACGGGTAGAACCACAAACGAAAATGAAACCCGTTAGATCGATCAAGATTCAAGCGATCGAAGCCGGCAAAGATCAGTTGATCATCGAATCCATGTTGACTGGCACACGTTTGAATCTGTCGATCCCAGGAACGACGAATGCATACACGACCTACGAATCCCAGGTGACGGAGACGTATAGGAAGTACAACGCATTCTCTTCTTTCGGGAATCAACAGGTACGTGCAGCGATAGATCTACGAACGGCGTTCATCGCTGGAGAGGGAATCTCGATCAGTTGCGAAGACGAACGCACATCCGATTGGATTGAAGACTTCTTGAGCCGTAATTTGTTGCAAGGTCCCAACTTCACCAACGGGGTGAAGGGATCGGAGATGGCGGGACAAGCGTTGTACGTTCTCCAACCATCTCAGTGGCTCGATCAATCACTGTACGTGAAAGTCAACAGAGTTCCTTGGACGATCAAGGAACCGTTCAAACCCGTCTTTCGCAATCCACGTTTGAAAGACGAGGTCTTAGACATCTTGGTGAAGAAGGAGATGGGATGGGAATCCGGTAACTTCCGTAACTTCGTCTACGTCAGAACGGGCGGTGACGACGGAAACACGGAAGGTCCCGTGACCAAAGTGGGGACAGTCCTGACGGACATGGAGAACTACGACCGAGCGATCAAAGATATGCGGCGCAACAATCATATCTTCGCACGGATCACTCCAGTGTTCGAGACAGAGACGGCGGCCGAAACCAAATCGCTACGCGACACTCTCAACCAGATGCGTTGGAAGATCGGCGAAGCCTTTATTGGTAGAGCGAAGTTCCGATACGAGACGCCGAAATCAGGGGCGCACGAGAACTTGATCACGGAACTGACGTCTACCATCAAGACGATCTCTGCAGTGACTGGGATTCCTGTTCACTGGTTGGGATATGTCGATCTGATGAGCAACAGATCGACAGCGGATTCCCTGTACGAGCTTGTGAAGAACGCGACGATTCTGGAGCGACAGTTCTGGGAGACGGCGCTTTACCATATGATCTTGAAGGCGCAGGAATTGTATATCAACGCTGGTGGCACAGAAATCACGAGCATGTTCTACGATTATGAAGTTCGTCTACCGTTGATCGACTTCAACGAGTTTCTCAACAGAGTCAAGGGACTTCAGATCGCATACATGGACGAGGCGATATCGATCGACGATTATCGCAATATGTTGCCAGGGATCGACCCACTGAAAACGAAGCGCTCAATTGAACAAGAAAAAGAGAACGAGAAAGACGAGATGAGAAGCAACGGCGAATCGACGAACGTCGAACCGAACTTCATTCAACAGGAGGCAATAGGTGGCCAGTAAAATCGTGACCGTGCAAGATTATCTCATGAAGAAGGACCCCGAGAAATACGAGCCTATCTTCAAGGCTCGAAAAGAAGCGGCAGAGGCGGCCAGCGGCGAGGAACGAAAACTCCTCGACGAGGTGAGCGCTCTGGAAGAAGAGAACGACAAACTGGTAGAGGAGAACAAGAAACTGAAAGCGATGATCGCCAAGCTCAAGAAGGAGTAGCGATGACCTACGTCAAGCCGCTGAAAGTTTCTACCCCCGAAGGCGTTCGTGTGAATGCGCACGTGACGCGATTCGGAGGACAAGTACGGATCGTCGTTGACCCACTGGACGTAGTGGCGAAAGACAATCCACCGTTCGCTACGAACGGAAGAATCATGATCACTGTTCCAGTTCCGAAGTATCAGAGAACGATCGAATTGACCACGAGGTATATCGAAGACCTCTTCCTAAAGGGGATGGCCGATGAAGATATTCGTACAAGCCTTGGAGGTAAACCTCTCCCAGGAAGAACTGCGAAACGCGATTCCGGAGGAAAAGCGAAAAGCACTTCAGGGGAAGGGAGTCCTTCAGGCATACACGCTGGCTCACGAAGGAGTGAGTCGTCCGAAGGTTCTCGGCGAAGGGAATCAGATTCTGAAGTGGCCGAGAGCGGTGATTCGGAGGATAGCGGAGAAGATCAAGGAAGGAACTAAGTTCTTCCTCGGTCACGGCGCGGACAACTCGCACGACGGACGAGAGTCAGTCGGCGAAGTAGTTTCATCGTTCTTGAAAGAGATCGGTGGACGCCTTTCGCATATCATCGTCGGCCATTTCCCGGATGCGAAGAAAGTGCAGAACATGGATGTTTGCTCGATGGAAGCAGACGTCTACACAGATCAAGAGAACACGGTCGGAGATATAAACGAGATATCAGGGATCGCTCTTGGAAGCAGCGACGGTGAAAGCCCCGCATTTCCGGGTGCGATTCGGTTAGGCACAGTTCAGTGTTTTGAAGACGACGAGAGCGAGCAAAATCCGGTCAAGAAGGAGAAAAAGCAGATGACTTTTGAGGAAGTCAAACAGGCGGTTCGGGCGATGAACATCTTTCCGAACCAGTTGTACGACGTTGACGATCTGAAAAACGATCGCGTCTTCAGCAAGGTCTTTACTGAGGTGGAGTCCTTGAGAACGTCGAATGAGAAACTGAAGGCGGAGAACGAGGACATCCAGAACAAGAGTAAGGAAGCGATTCGACAGTTGGACGTCACGAAGGCAACCAAGACGCTAGACGCTCATCTGGAGAACCTCACCGATAAACAAAAGGAGTTTATCAAGAAGCGATTCAGTCCGGAGAAACAGGAAGATCTTTCCGAGGACGGACTGAATTATCAAGAAGCGATTCAGTCCGGAGAAACAGGAAGATCTTTCCGAGGACGGACTGAAGAGATTCGTGGAAGACTCCAAGAAAGAATTCGCAGAGACCGCGAAGCTCTTTGGTGCAAGCGTGACCGACACCACCGAGAAGAAAGCGGAGAGCGAAGAAGAAACATCAGACGACGCGGCTTCTATGGAAGCCGAGGCGTTGAAGATTCTGAATCAGCCATAATTCGGAGGTAAACGAATGGCGAAAGAAGCCGAACTTCTCTCCAAAACCTACATGGAGATGAGAGTCGTACCGGCTGGCGCCGCGGTTGCTGGAGAGGTGATCAAGTACAACGACGTGCTTGGTTTCCATCTGGTAGATCATACAGCCGCACAGGTGGCAGCAGGCGAACCCGCTGCGCTTATCGTGAAAGCGGAGCAGGTGAAGGTTATCAAGAAGCGATTCAGTCCGGAGAAACAGGAAGATCTTTCCGAGGACGGACTGAAGAGATTCGTGGAAGACTCCAAGAAAGAATTCGCAGA